CTCACTTTCGTGTTATTAAAGGTAAGGGGCGCCAGGTGAGCCGGAGAGTTTCAAACTTTTCGGTTTACCAGCACCCCCATAACGGTAGTAACACAGGTAGACATATAACGGTAGCTGATGTGATGTACATGGTCAGGGTAACCCCCGATCTTGTTCTAGCAGAGCCCGCCGCTCTCGGACTCACGAACCCCTTCGTGGTTCTGTGGGAAGTAACACCCTGGTCTTTCGTAGTTGATTGGATACTACCAGTCGGCCGCTATTTGGAGCAGTTCTCTGCGACTCATGGCTGGCACTTCTACGACGGATGTCGCAGTGCGTTGTGTAAAACGACCACTACAGGGGGTTATTCGTCATCAAGATCTACAGGATCGCCGGGCGACGTAACGGTCGATTCACGATCGTTGACTGGAGTCGGGACTGTGTACGATACCTTTAGTCGGACGCCCCTTGCGGGGTTTCCGATTCCTGATATCCCACAGTTCAAGAATCCGTTGTCAATGGGTCATGCGTTGAACGCCGTCGCCTTGTTGTCTCAGGTCTTTAGTCGGAAACGATAGCCTGTTCGCAAGGCCATCGGGGCTTCGGCCCAGACCCGGAGGGAATATCTCCCTTCGGCAACCCAATAGCCGTTTACGGCTAGAAAGGCACCAGTGGCAGCATTTGCCAACATGGTGATCGCGGATGCCCTAGGCACCCCGGTCAATCACACCTTCGTCCCCGTTCAAAATACCCTGGGTCTGTATACGTGGCAGGATCAGTCGTCTGCGAGCAACCCGCTCGGAGTTCCGATTGGTTTTAACACGATTACAGTTCAAGGGCAAATGTCGAAAGACGTGAACGCGGGTCGGGGGAAGTTCGCGCTCGATTTTCGGTATGTAATGCCGACTCTTGAGACAGTGTCAAACTCGACTCAGTCCGGTATCCTGCCGGCTGCGACGTGGGGATATGACTGTGCGATGTTCGTCAAGTTCGTCTACTCGGCGCGCAGTACTCTGCAAAACCGAAAAGACGTTCACAAGATGGGACCTCTCGCATTGGCTAATACCCAAATCGCGGACTGGGTACAAACGTACCAGCAACCGAGTTAAGTTCTCTCAAATCGCCCTTAATCGGGCAGAAAGGTTCGTATGTCTAAGGCTACGTGTAACAACCCGGTTCATACATTTCACTTCCAAGTGGCATGTATTGATTGGACGGGGCACCCGTTTTCCAAGGGAATGTCCAGGCTGTACGGAATCTCCTATACCAGGAGCGTATCCGATAGTCATGGATGTTTACTTGGAGACGTCAGTGATCCTGTCCTCCTTGGCGAGAGGAAAGACATCACGTGGAGCGGAGCACTTAGTATCGTAAAAGATACGGTGCTCTTCACCGCGTTGGAGTCAGTCCTCTCCCCAGAACCGTGGAGACCTTTCTACTGTGCGTCAGGCGATGCATACTCGGAAAGGTTGGTGAAGGAGTTAAACGCCTTCCTCAACTCTGAGGATCTCGCTTTCGATACCAACGACTACCTCAAAAGGGTCTTCCGTTCGTTCGAAACTGGCGCGCAGGTTTGAGAATGGACAGCAAGTCATACTTGCCGTCCGAAGGTGTTCTTCCTAAGGAAGAAGCCTTCGACACCACACTACAGATGTGTAATGCACTGTTGGAAGAGTTAGACTGTCCTCGGAGTCTTGCCGTTCATATCCTTATCAGATATGAACAGTGGGATATGGTAGCCCTTGGGCTGCCACTAGAGGCTGAGTGGTTCTGTGACGCCGAAAGTTTCTTTCGTGCGTACCAGGCCACTAAGCTTCTCTCCAAGGCTGACTTTCTTCCGACCACGTTTGATAAGCGTGCTGTAGCGCTCGAGAGGTTCGAGAGCGCGGAGGCGCAGTGTGCTGAGACCAATCGGAGGTGGCGCTCTTGGTTGAATGGGGGATCGATACCCATCGATCCCGATGTCGATCGTGTCATCACGACAACGAGACGTCGAATCCATTCAATCTTAAGACGCTTCCCAGCCGAAAGGTTACTCGATCACTGTCGTTGGGGACCAGGTGCTACAACTAGCATCCGTAACCCCCGTACTTCCGTGTACGAAAAATACCTTGAGCCAGTGACTGGCTCAGGCCCCTGCCTCACTCTATTTGGCCCTTTACTGGACCAAGTGCCACTTTGGCGTGCCCTTCACAGGGGCGTCTTTTGTGTGAGTGATGGCAACAAGGTCGTTCTCGTTCCCAAAGATGCAAAGACTTTGCGGTCTATTGCAGCGGAGCCATCCTACGACTCGTTTATCCAGCTTGGAATCGGTCAGCTCATGCGCGAGGGACTCACCCGAAATGGTGTGTTCCTCGAGTCGCAGGAGATGAACCGAGACCTTGCTCGCTACGGATCCCTCACGGGAAAAGTAGCAACGATAGACTTGTCGATGGCATCGGATACCCTTGCCAAAGGGGTAGTAGATGCGTTGTTTCCAGCCGATTGGCTGTTGGCAATGAAGGCGACCCGCAGTCCCCATTGGCGAATGGGGAAGGCGTCTGGATGGTACCACAAGTTCTCCTCAATGGGGAACGGGTATACCTTCGAGACGGAGACGATACTCTTTCTCGCGACGGCTCAGGCTGTTGCGATGGAGTTAGGTCTCCCCTCATGGGAAGTAACAGCCTACGGCGACGATCTCACGATCGGTGTCGAAGGTGCTGACTTGCTCACGAGGTCCTTAGCTTTCCTCGGTTTCTCAACGAACAAATCCAAGTCTTACGACAAGGGTGTATTCAGAGAGAGCTGTGGGAAGGACTACTTTCTTGGGACGAATGTGAGACCGTATTTCGTTCGGTCTCTGCTTCGCGACGTAAGAGATTTAGCAAAGTTCCATAACGGAATAATGCGAGGTCTCATTCCCTTTCCACGCACAGCGGCAAAACTGCTGCGCTTGGCTTCTCCAACGGATCGTTTATTCGGCCCTAGGAGTTTGGGCGACACGGTCTTCTGGTCGAGTGCCCCTCGAGGCTGGTGGAAACCAGCTTCGAGGAAGTACCCGATGTTCGAAGGCTATATCGTACGTCATTGGGTTTTCAAGCCTGAAAAGGAACGGTTTCGGTTTTATGAACCGGCTGTCCTTGCGTCACTGCATTCCAATGCTGTGGCGCCATCGTTAGGCTTTTCAACCTTACGCAAACGAGGTATCTGGAC